CTGATAGAATTTGTAACAAGAATAATGCTTCTGACACTCAGACAAAGATTGCCGGTGTAACAATTGATTCAAATGGCGCTCCGGTGCGGTACGATATTTCGACAAAACATCCTGGTGCATTTAACCGGACTGCTTTGGAATGGGTAGAAGTTGAGGCGTATGGTAAGAATGGACGCAGGAATGTTCTACATTTATTTGATAAGCGTAGACCAGGGCAGGTTCGCGGAGTGCCTTTTCTCGCTCCAGTGATCGAGCATTTAAAACAATTAGCCAGATACTCTGAAGCAGAATTACAAGCGGCTGTTATTAGTGCGGCATTCGCTGTTTTTGTGAAAATGGACGCAGATGCTTTTGAAACTTTGTTTGATGGCGATAGCGCGCAGCGTTATATTCAGTCGGCTGAAGGTTGGAATGGTTCAATTAATACTGAACTTGAAGGGCCTGGTAAAGCCGTAAATCTCTTACCAGGCGAGAGTGTAGAATCTCCTGCACTTGGTCGGCCAAATATCAATTACGATCCTTTCTTTCTGTCGATGTTAAAACAGATTGGCCCTGCTTTAGAAATTCCATTTGAAGTGTTGATTAAGCACTTTTCGAGTTCGTATTCTGCAAGCCGTGCGGCATTGCTTGATTTCTGGCGCATAGTTCGCGTGCGCCGTGATTTCATGGCAACTAATTTTTGCGAACCGATAAAAGAGTTATGGTTTGAAGAAGCCGTATCACTTGGACGTATTCAAGCGCCAGGATTCTTTGCGGACATCAGAATTCGTAACGCCTACACAAGATGTGTTTGGATTGGAGACTCACCAGGCAGCATAGATCCTGAGAAAGAAGTCAATGCTGCAGAAAAGCGTATCAATATCGGCATCAGCACAATCGAGAAAGAATCTATTGCTTACGATGGTGGCGATTGGGAAAGCAACACTAAGCAGAGAGGCAAAGAACAGGCTATGAGGGATGAAAATAATCTTACGCAAGATGGTTATCCTAATCAATTACCATCCTTACCACAATCTAGTTAGGGAGTTTTAAATTGGCTAATGCAATTTATCCATTATGGAAACAAGAGATTTTAAAAGGCACGTCGAATAACTTACTTAATTCTGCTGAAGGCACAACAGGAGTTTATGCGGCTCTCGTTGATACGGGTACATACACGTACTCAGCGGCGCATCAGTTTTATAGCTCATTGTCTGGCGTTGTCGGTACAGATCAAGAAATTCTTACAAAAACCCAAGTCACTGGCACTTTCGACGGCACTGATTTAACTTTCACTGCTGTAACTGGCAATAGCGTCGAAGCGATTGTTTTGTATCGTAAAAATGCTGGCGCAAATACCACATGGCCACTGATTGCTTATATTGATACTGGTGTAACTGGCTTGCCAGTGACTCCCAACGGTGGCTCAATAACAGTGACATGGAACGCCTCCGGAATTTTTACCATTTAAATGGCTAAACATACCCACTCTGACAAGCTTGAACGCTGGCTTGGGAAAGAAAAAGTAGACGCTCTCGTGAAAGATTACGGGAGTTTTTATGCACCTATTAAAGTCAACGGCGTGCCAGGAGACGTGCATATTATGCCTGGTGGCGATTTTACCGGTGAGATAAAAGCCGGACAGTATTTCACTGCCAAAGATTCGGCTGCTAATGTTTTGCGTAAGATACTCAATGCAGCAAAAGCCAAGGCCAATAAAAACAATTGTTTGCATACGCTTGCTGATATGATCAAAGCTGGCAGAAAGGAAGTATATAGTATAGGCGCATTTGCTTCTGTTGATGCCGTTATTGCTGCATATACCGGCGGCAAAGGTCAGTCAATTTTATACAATAAGGCTGGTGTTGCATCGGCTGCTATTGGCAATGCTAATGATTTATGGTCTCGTACTGGCACTCCCGCTGCTGGCGGTGCTGGTAGCGCTGCGCCTGGTGGGGTTGCTCCTACTGCTTCGACCACGGGCGCTTTGCCTTATGCTAATTTAGGTACAGCAAATACAGGTCATTATTTGAACTGGTCAATGTCTGCATCGATAGCTAATAATTCACTGCTTCTTTATGATCGTATCTTTGCTGTAGTTAAAACCATGAACAGCACTGGTACAGAGGCGGTGACTGGTGTTCCAACAAGATATCAATCCACTGTTGCCGGTAATGCTGATTATGCTGGCGGAAATTTCTGTTTTCCAGCTAATCCAACAACTGTCTTGGCTGCAACTGCTCATAATTGGACTGTCTGTCAGTACACGGATGCCGCCGGAACGACTACCGTTAATTTCGCAACAATAGCTGGTTTATCTGCATGTCCAGTTGGTAGTGTTGATTTGGTGGCTGGTAGTTGGTTCATGCAGCTAGGTTCTGGCGTGGCTGGAGTAAAAGCTCTGACACAAATGCAATGTTCTGCGGCTGTTGCTACCGGTACTATCGATTTCGTGATAGGACATCCTATTGCTTACAATGCCTGCCCGGTTGCAAACATATCTTGCTTAGATGACGGATTCACTTCTCTAAATTTAACTTTGATTAAAGATAATGCTTGTCTGTCGTTTTTGGAAATGCCTAAACCAGCTACAACTGCAACAACATATAGCGGTGTCCTGAGATTGGTCAGTGAGTAATAAATGCCTTATAGACTAAAGAAAAATGGTAATTTACGCAGTAGAATAGGAGACACTCCGGCTTTTTATGTGCCTGCTGTATCAAGGATTTCTTTATCTGTATTACCTAAGTCTATTACAGGCGATCAAAATTTAACTGCAACATTATTTAGTAATGTCAGTGTATTTTTTGCGGCTACTGTATTGGCTGGCGCTGTTAATCTTGCTCCATCTTCTGTTTTTGCAAATACAAACACGTTCCACGCGGCTACTGTATCAAGCGCGGTATCGTTAACGCCGTCGCTATTTAGTAATACAACTACGTTTCATGCTGCCACTGTAACACCCGGATCTGTAGATTTAACAGCTAGTTTATATGCAGATGCGGATACTTTCCACGTGCCAACTGTTGGTCGTGGGGCTGTAGATTTAACTCCTGTATTATACAGTAATAGTAATACTTTCTATGCTGCTACTGTTGCTGCATTTTATACGTTAACGCCGTCTGTTTATACAGACGTTGATACGTTCTACACTCATACTGTAACACCTGGTTCTGTAGATTTAACGCCAAGTTTATTCACAGATTCAGATACTTTTTATGGTGCAACAGTCAGCGCAGCGTATTCTTTAACACCATCACTTTTAAGCAATACAAACACTTTTTATTCTGCAACTGTTGCGCCTGGTTCTGTAAATTTAACATCTAGTTTATTTAGTGATGCAGATACTTTTTATTCTGCAACTGTTACGCCAGGCACAGTTGATCTGGTTCCGAGTCTATACGCTAATGCGACATCCTTCTATTCTGCCACTGTTGCACCTGGGGTAGTAAATCTAATCGCTTCTTTGTTTATTGATGCAGATACTTTTTACACGCATCAGATTGATGCCGCAAGCGGTGATCAAAGTATTGAGTTATTGTTATTTAATAATTCAAATACTTTTTACACGCAATTATTAACTACTGACTACGCTATAACTGCTGGCATTTACAATAACGCAAATGTGTTTTATGCGCACACGATTCAGCCAGGCTCTATCAATCTATCTGCCGAATTATACAATAATAATAATGTATTTTATAGCGCAAGCATTGGCGCGCAAACTACTCCAAACATTTTAATAAATGCGACTTATACACAACACCAGTTAAGCGCAAATTACAATTCTTTATCTTTAGAATCAGCATATTATCCAACTAATATAAATGGATCTTATGAGACTATTAATGCAAATTATATTTATGTACCCATTACAATTATGGCGGAAATATAAAAATGACAGTAGAGAGAGCGTTGTTCGGAACTGATGTCAGCGTATCTATTACGGCGGCTGGCATTAATTTATCTACAGCAACACAGATACAATTTATTCTGAAGAAATTAGGATTGCCGGACATTGTTTTAACTGAGACTGGCGGCGATATTGTAGTGAATAGTTCAACGAGCGCGACTGTGGAAATACCTAAAGACTCTGTCCCATCGGTTGGAGTTTATGAAATAAAGATAATAGTCACATCGTCCGGAAAAGACAGGGGGTTGGTATCGGAAACAACTCATATTTTGTATGAGTAAAAGTAATCCAAAATTTAATATTATTTGTACATGTCGGCGCGTAGCATATAAATTATATGAATATAGCTGAACTTCTATCATCGCCAATGGCGATCATGCCTGAGAAATTGCTTGAGATACAAGCTTTTTATGCTGCGCGTTTGCGCGGCGAACATATTGATATTGAGGCGCTTGAGGCAAGGTTAGGCAAAACATTATCTAGTCAAGATCAAGGCTATCAAAACATCGGCGGTGTTGCGGTTATACCAATTATGGGCGTGACTGGTAAAAAAATGAATATGATGAGCCAGATTAGCGGGGGAGCATCTACCCAAATGATTGGCCGTGACGTTAAAGCGGCGCTGGCTGACTCTGAGATTGAATCCATTTTGCTGCATATTGAGTCGCCTGGCGGTACTGTTGATGGTACACAAATACTTGCTGACATTATTAAAATGGCCGGTGACCATAAGCCGGTTATGGCTTTTGCTGATGGATTAATGGCTAGTGCGGCTTATTGGATCGGATCTGCGGCGCATGAGATTGTCGCATCAAGCGCAACTACGCAGATAGGATCAATTGGTGTAGTCAGTACTCATACCGATATTTCTAAAGCGGAAGCCATGGAAGGTATAAAGACTACAGAGATAAGCGCTGGCAAATATAAGCGCATGACAAGCCAATATGAGCCTCTGACTAAAGATGGAAGGGCGCTTATACAAGATCAAGTCGATGAATTGTATACTATTTTCGTTGATTCTGTGGCTATTAATCGTGGCGTTGATTCGGAGAAAGTTATCTCAGATATGGCGGACGGGCGCGTGTTTCTTGCCAAGAATGCCAAAAAACGAGGGATGATAGATCACATTGCAACACTCGAAACAACAATTTCAAATATGCAAAAAGGAGTTTGGCCGATGGGCACTAAGAAAGCAGAAGCAGAACAGGCAGCGGAGCCGGTGGCC